GATGACGTTCTGCGTGCCGCGGCAGAACCGGAAGCCGCGCAGGATGACGGACTGAGGCGCCCCAGGGGTGTAGCCGTCCCATTCCTCAAGCACCCAGCCGACATCGTTGACCTGGACCGGCGACGGGGTCGGCGCCTGCGGAATCGCGACGTTGCCATCGTTGACCGAGATGATCGACGTCACCGGCCAGTGGTCGAGGTATTCGCGGTCGCTGCCGTAGCCGTCGCTGACATCGGTGTAGGTCTGCGGCAGGATCGCGGCCCGGCTGAGCTCGCCCATGATCACGCCGCTGACTTGGGTGATCAGGCGCGCCAGGACTCGCTGATCGGTCGCCGCGCCCGCCTGGCCGTCGGGGAACAGCCAGTCCTGGACGTTGGCCAGCGTGGTGAGGTCGCCGACGGCCATCAGGGTACTTGCTGTTCGGCCTCGACGCCCTGCGTCGCCTCGACCTCGACGGGCGCAGGAGGCGGTGTTGGCGCGCCGTCCCCAGGCTCTTCGACGCCGATCGGGTGCGCGGCCAAGACGGCGGCGACGGAGGCAGGGATATCGGCGAAGCCGTCCTGCTCGGCCTTGAAGACCTCGGCCGCCAGGAAGTTGACCATCTCGTCGCCATCATCGGGGGCCTGGCGCCGCACCTCGGCCTTGATCTCGGCGAGAACCTTCGCCTCGGATTCTTCGGCGGGAGCGAGGACGATCACCGCAGCCGGGTTCTCGGCGATCACGGTGTTGACCGCGACGGCATACGTCGGAAACGCGCCTTCGCCAGCTTCCTCGACCTTGGCCAGGAGGAAGTCGGCGCGCTCTTCGGTGACGTCGGGTTCCTGGAGCAGGATCTCGGCGCGCACTGCGGCGCGGGCTTCGGCCGCTTGTTGCGCGGCGATGCCGGCGTGGGCTGCATCCATCTCGGCTTGGTCGGCCGCAGCCTTCTCGGCGTCGGCCTTGGCCGCAATCTCCTTGCGGATGTTCTGGTCGATCGCCCACGCCACGGCGTCGGGTAGGATGTTCGTCGGCGCCTCCCAGGCCAACTCGGCGACCGCGATGTGCTGTTCCGCCGTGATGTCCGGGGCCTGACGGGTGATCTCGGCGTCGAGGCGCTTCATGGCCTCGGCGTGCATCTCCTCGTCGGAGGTTTCGGTTTGAGAGGCGGCTCGGCCGGCCTCCTCTTCCTCGGCGGTCCTGATATGCTCGACGGTGTCGAAGCCGTGCGAAAGCAGTTGGGCGACGGCGTCGGGGTGCACGAAGATCACGCCGTCGTCGTTCGGGACGTAGCTCTCGCCACCACAGGAACAAGACGCGCCCTCGGGGCCTCTCATTTCGATCAGGTCCATTTCGATCTCCTCGCCTACGGCGTGGCGTAGGTCTTGCGGTGGACGATGCGGTGTAGGGGAGCCACGTCAAGGCCCCATTTGGCGGACAACGCCTTGAAGGTCGCGCCTGCGGCCTTCTCGGCTCGGATTTGTTCGGCTTGGTCGTAGGTCAGCGAGCGCCGATCCGGCATAGCGCGACCTCGCAATTTGTCTCCGCGCTTCTTGCCGCCAGATGCGCGGCCCTCGGGGGTTACCGAAGCTCTAGCCTTCGCGAGACGTTCGCCGTTCTTCGGGTCGTCCGTCCGCATTTCCGACAGGCGCTGACGCAGGTCGGCAGAGCGCTCGTAGGACGGCCGTCCGACATTCGCCGCGCTGGCCTTGGCGATATTCGCAAGGGACGCCTTTATCCTCGACGGCGCCTTAGAGCCGGCGCGCATGTTCTCCAGCGCTTGACCCGTGTGAACTCGGCCTTTTCCAGCAGAGCCGTTCTTTCGTCCGACCTCGCGCATGCGCTCACGCGCTTCGGGGTGTTCGGCGAAATGGCGACGCATACGTTCGGCCTTCGCCGCCGTCACTTCCGGCGCTTCCTTGTAACCCCGTGTCGTCCCGGCGAGCGGCGCGACGTTGAAACCCTTGCGCGGGTGGGCCGCGTCCAGGCCGTCGATCCAGCGTTGCTCGGCTTCGTAGAGGTCTCCGTCGATGGCCTCTAGGACCTCGAATGCAAAAGCTTCGGCACCGTGCTTCTTCCACGACCGTTGGAGCGAAGGCGAGTGGTGCGTCCCGCGATCAAGCATCCTGCGGTGCTGGCTCCAGCGAATCTCGATCTGCACCGACGAGCCGACGTAGCACCGGCGGCTCACCATATTTCTGATGCAATAAATTCCCGACTTGGGCAGTGTGGCCGTAGCCATGACGACGCTCCTTCGAAGCTCGTTGCGGTCAGTTCCCCGGCATGGCTCGAACCAGCCGGGGAACGCCTCAACTTACCAAGAAAGAGCAAAACGTCAAGGTTAAGTATAGTTCAGTAGTGTGAACTATACATTTCCGATATTCGTAATGCACCCAAGACAGAATGGGGCATAGATAGCCAAAGCCTCCTGCGCGTACATCCCCCAGTACTGGGCGCGCGTGGTGCGGGTCCAGTCCTCGGTGTAGAGGTCACGGCGCGTCAACATCTCGGCCACGGCGGGCACCTCATTACTCACGTACCACGGCGGAAGCGTTTCGGCCCAGCCGATGATCGTGCCAGGCGCGAGGTTCGGGTGGACCTTGACCGGGATCTTGGCGCCGCCGTTGGGAAGGAAGGGGTTGAAGTACCAAGCGATCGTGCCAGCGGCGGTCAGCTGGTATTCGGCGACGCCGTTCTGGTCGGCGGCGACGTTGTAGCGCAGCAGCGGGGCCGCAGCGCCGTTCAGGACCTTGTGGGTCATGTTCAGCAACTCTTGCGAGTTGACGTACAGGACCGAGGGTCCGACGCGGTAGTTGTCCCACATCGACCGGAGCATCGTGTCGATTTCGTTGATCCCGCCAGCGCCGGAGCTGGTGAGGCCGGTCCCGGTCCCGGAGGTGCCGGTGGCCAAGCTGGAGACGTAGGCGTTGGTCCCGGCGTTGAGGAACGCCGTGGTCAGCAGGCCGTCGAAGGCGATCCCGTTGTTGTTCGAGCAGTTCGTGGTGATCGCGGTCGCGGCTTGACGCCCGGCCGTGGTCGCCACGTTGAACGACGCCGAGTTGATGGTGCTGATGATTTGCAAGGTCTCGGAGCCGGCGGCGCCGAAGTACCACGCATAGGCCACGGCGCCGGTGACCGCCGGGGTGGACATGAACAGCGTGTTCCCGGACGAGACGGCCTGGGTGGTGGCGGCCGAGATGTTCGAGCTGCCGCCGTTGAGGTTGAAGTTGTTGCCGTCGTTGCCGTTGACGGTCAGGACCTGGACGACGCCGTTCGCCAGGCTGGCGTTTTGGTAGCCTTCCTGGGTCAGCGCGACGACCTTCACCGAGTAGGTGATGGCCGGCAGCGTGCCGCCAGTGCCGGAGGCCGACAGGGTCGGCGCGGTGGGGGTGGTCAGCGAGAGCGAGTTGTTGCCGCCCAGGATCGCCGCCTCTTCCTTGACGAAGAACTTCAGCATCAGGCGAAGCTGAACCAGGGCGTCTTCGTCCTCGAAGCCCATCGCCGCGGCGCGGGCTTCATCCGACAGCGAGTCTTCTTCGCCGAGCGTGGCGTAGGAGAGCGTCGAGTTGGTGGTGGTGTAGCTCATCGAGGCCGCGCGCCGGCGTTCCGGCACCCATCCCATAAACGCGATGCCTGAGCCGGTGGTGCCGGTGACGGACTTCCAGTGGGCGGCGTCGCCGGGGTTGGGGCGCTGTTTGCGCGCAATCGAGTTGCGCAGCGGCGTCACGGTGGGGAAGAGGTTGAGCGCGGGAGCGCGCAGATCGTAGAACGTCAGGCCGGTCGAGACGTTGACGTCCTTGGCCAGAGGCTCGGCGCCGCCGTCGTCCTTGGCCAGATAGGTCTGGCTGAAGCTGCCCTTCATCAGGTCGAGGACCTTGGCGCAGCGTTCGCGGGTTAGGTGGCCTTTGCGGACGGCGCCGCCTTGGTCGTACGGACCGTTGATCTGGTCCAGGATGCGGTCGACCACGATGTCGCGGTCGAGGACTGCACGGGTCATTTCGGACTCCATAGGTTAGCGCGCGGCCCGAGGGGGACGCGGCGTTTCGAGGGAAAAGCGGTTTAGGGTTGAACGGTTAGCGGGAGCCGTCGCCGCCTGGCGCGGGACGGACACCGCCGAACCGGGCCAGGAACGCGGCGCGCTCCGGGCCCTCGGGATACTCGGCCAGCTGCTCGCTGAACGACTTGGCGACGACGCCATCACGCCGCTGCGTCTCGCCGGTGTTTCCGTCGACTTGGTACAGGTAGCCGCGGGGCGGTTCGGGTTGGCGCTCGATATGTTCGAGGCGCTTGCTCAGCTTCTCGATGATCTCGTCGCGATCGCCGAGCATCTTCTCCACGCGCACGGCGCTGGCGTCGATGATGCCCTGGAGACGCTCGGATTCGGCCTTCGCGTCGGAGGCGACCTTGGCGAGATCGCCAGCGCCTTCGGCCTTGTCGACGTTCCCGCTGTCGCACTTGGCGCCGAGGTTCTGGGCGTGGTCGTGGACCGCTTGGACGTGCTTGGAGTCGGCGGACGACATCCGGCGACCAACTTTTTCGAGCAGCGCGGCGTCTGCCTTGTGCATCTTGAGAAGGTCGCCGGTCTTGGCGGCCATCTCCATGCCGTCGACATCCATGCATGGCGCGCAGAGGGCGATCATGTCGCCGCCGTCGCGCTCGCAGTCCTGCATGAACTCGGCCGTCTCCTCGTTGATCATGTCGATAAGGTAGGACCGCGTCGAGGCCATCAGGTCGAGGATGCCCTGCGGCAGCGTGGAGTCGCTGTCCTGCTCGTAGGCCTCCTCCCAGATCACGCCGGACGCGATGTCCGACATATGGCTGAGCAGCCGGCTGACGCGTTCGACGGTGTAAAAGCCCTTTTCGAGGCCGACCGTCTCCATCGCCTTGAGCAGGATCGGCGCCCGGCCTGACTTGATCAGGTCGGTGATGAACGCCGCCTTCTCGGCCGAGGGCGGGCCGCCGGGGTCGATCTTCGCCTTCCAGGCCGCGACGATCTTGGCCTTGACCTGATCGGCGTTCTCCAGCTTCGCCGCATTCTTCGGCATGTTGACGTAGGACCAGGCCGCGCGGATGTGCGCCGCGGTGTCGATCGGGTACTTGCCCCCCTTCGGATCGGCGTAGTCGACTTCGCCGTAAGGCTTCGGCGCGTTCTTGTCTGCCTTGTCGAGGATGGCCGTGAGCGGATCGACAGTCTTGGCGACAGGTTCGATGACGGGTTCGGGTTCCACCGGCGCCGCGGCGTGCTTGGCGATCAGATCAGCCCGCGCCGTGACCAGGAAGTCCTGGCGACGGTCCGGCTTGCCTGCGGCCTTGGCCAGGGTCTCGGCCAGCGCTTTGACCTCGTCGTTGGTCGGCTCGTACTTGTCCAGCACCGGCAGGTCGAACTCCTCCTCGACGCCGTCGGCCTTGATCATGGTGAAGCGGGCCGACTTGACGCAGGGGTTGTCGACCAAGCTGCCCTCGGTCGGCGCCGGGGTGTAGCGGATGACCTTGGAGTCGCCGGGGTCGCGCCATTTCTTGGCGTAGCTGCCGCCGATCGAGAAGCCGGTGTAGCAGCGCTCCTGGACCTTGTTCCAGGCGCCGTCGTCGACCACCTTGGCGCAAACCAGGATGCGCTTATTGACGTCGTCGTACTCGATCTCGACGAACTTGCCGGCGCAGGACTTGCCATGCATCTCGCGCACGGCGCCGAGGTTCTCGCCGTCGGTGGCCTTGGCGAATTCGTCGCTCCAGGCCTGGAAGGCAGGCTTCGCGGTGGCGTAGTCCAGGATCTCGCCCGACTGGTCGACGACCTCCTCGGTGAGAACGCCCCAGACGAGGCGCTTCGCGACGTCGACCTTCGAGAGGGTCGCGAACAGGTTCAGCTTGTCCATGATTGTGCTCCTCGCCCAGGCGGGCGCCAGGGTTTGAGGGTTTACGCGGTGGCGCCGTTGTAGCCGCGCCAGTTCACGCCATCCCAGACGACGATCACGTTCAAGGTCGTGTCGAGGAAGTGCGTGCCGGGTTGCAGCGCCAATCCGGCGGCGTCTGCCGTGGGGCGAGCGGCCGTGGCGCCGGACAGTACGATGCCGGAAACGCGGCGCCCGAAGTTGATCCAGCCGTTGGCGACCATCACCGCGGCGATCGCCGGATCGACATCGAGAGTGGAACCCAGCGCGCAGGTGTAGCTGCGGCCTTGGAAGCCGATCGTGCCGGAGTTGCCGCTGCCTGGAGGCAGCACGCGGGCGGTTGTCATTGGCGACCTCGCTGAATGTGGTTGACGGGTATCTGATGCAGGTTTAAGCCAGCAACCTGATGCAGAAACCCGGAGACTAATGTGGGCAGACCATCCAAAGGCGAGCGCGTGGCGATCACCGCCAGGCTCACCGATGCTCAGTGCGACAAGCTCGACGCATTCGCCGAGGTGGCGGGCATCAAGACACGGTCGGAAGCGATCGGCGGTCTGGTCGACGCCTATGACCCCTTCGCCTCGCGCGTGCCGCACCCTCCGGCGCCGCCTGCGCAGTTCATCACCAAGGGCGTCCGCATTCCCGGTGTGAAGCCCGTCGAGGGCACTCCCTCCGAACACACCATCCAGGTCGGGCCGATCAAGGCCGCGCCCGGTTCGAGGCTCAAAGGAGCGAAACGCAAATGACCGCAGGCATCGTCTTGGTCGGCTTCGTGCTGGCCTGCTACTTCATCCCGACGTTCGTGGCCGCGCACCGGAAAAAGTCGCCCCTGCAGGTCTTCGCCGTGAACCTGTTATTCGGCTGGACATTCCTCGGCTGGTGCATCGCTCTGATCATGGCTCTGGGCACGCCGCGCCAGCCGACGGTGGTCTATGTCAACTCGACGCAGGCGGCTGCGAAATGAAGGGCGTCGTTGTAGACGATCTCACCGTCGCGCAAGTCGACGACGCAACCTCTGCGCTGTTGCACCATCTCGCGGCCGCAAGCACTGGCTCGGTCAAAGGCGCGATCACCCTTGAGGTCTGGTTCGACGATCCCAGCATGGGCGCCGATAAGCGCGGTCGATCCGGGACCGCTGATGCCTATCTGACCGTCTGCCTTCGCTTCCGCCACGAAGCGCTCTCGGTCGCCACATTGACCGAGTTCGTCGCGGCGGCCGGCAAGGTCAATCTGGCGAGACGCTCCGTATGAACGCACCGCAACCCCACCACCCCGACGAGGTCGTCATCACCGTCGCCGATGGCACGCCTGCCGCCGAGCAGAAGTGGATCGTCGGGTCGGTCGGCCAATATGCTGGTCGGCCGTACCGCGTCTCCTCGGCGATCTACATCTCGGCGCACAACCGGCGCGTCCGGCTGATCAGTGCCGAGGCCTGGGCAAGAGGCGTGCGATGACCCATCCTCTATCCGACCCGAACCACCCGATGCTGCTCCAGGGCCGTCGCCACGCCCGCGAGGCGCTCTACAGCGCCAGCAGGTTCGCAAGGATCGCCAACCTGCATGGCAAGTCGCCCGTCACGTCGCTGGCCGTCCAGATGGTCGTCGGCTGCGCACTCCTGGATGGCGACGATGCCGGCGACGTCTTCGGTGGTCTGGGCGCCGCCGTGGCCGCGCTGATCAACCGGTTGCCCCCCCAGGACCGCGAAACCGTCCTCGCTGGCGTAGTCCAGACCATCGCGGAGTTGATCGTGCTGCCGGCCGATCTTGATACGCTGTCCGAGGCCATCGACGATGTCGTGGCCAGGGACGACGAACTACGCGCCGGCGATGAGGTCGCTGCCTCTCAACCAAGCCTCGAACATGCCGCCGCCGTGGACGGTGATATCGCGGGCGACGCCGTCAAACCGCTGGACGGCGCAGACGGCCTCGAACATCCAGTTCCGCGTTGACCGGAAGGTCTGGTCGCCGACCTCGATGTCGCAATTGCCATCCCCGCAGTGCTCCTGCTCGACCGCATGATTGCGGCCGTCGAGATAGCAGCCGTCCCAGCCCCATGTCTCGACCTTGGAATAACCGAGACGCTCGGCGAGTTCGAGCGCGCAGAGCGTGATGGTAGGCACCAGCCTTACTGGCCGCTGGCGGCCGCCGAGCAGATCCAGCGTGGCCTCGCTGCCGACGTGCCAGAGCAGCACGTCGCGGTCTGCCAGCGCCTCGAACACCGAGGGGTGGCATTTCGAGGCGATCAGATAGGTCGTCTCCTGCGGCGGCTCGGCGAAGAAGTCGGCGACCAGCGGCTGCGGGTCGCATGCGGCCCACCACGTCGGACCCTTCTTGCCGAACAGCCTGCCGGCGCCGTTGACGGCGATGTGACGCCGTTTCAGCCGGTCCCAGTCCCAACGCTGGAAGTTCCTGGCGCTGGGACCGTTGCCGATCACCGCGACCGGGTCTGGGCGCGGCGGCATCTGGTGGAGTTCCGGCAGCCCCAGCGATAGGGCGTGCCGGACATTGGCTCGCAGTTCCTCGCCGTTGGCGGGAAGGCTGAGCGTGAAGCCCGTAACGGGTCGGTCGGCCACTACGCCCCCTTGAGCTGCACCGTGTAGAGCGTCGCCGAGCGTTGCAGAATCCGGACGCCTTTGCCAGCGGCCACGGCGAGCGCGGCGTTGGTGGCGGCGGCGTCGATCTTGCCGTTGAGCGGTGGGTAGATTTTCGCGCCCACGGTTCCTGGCACGCTCACGGTGGTGACAGCGTTGGTGCCCACCGCCTTGAGGATGGCGCCCTCGGTCGAGGCGGTGACGGTGATCAGGACGTTATTGCCGGTGATCGCGGCCGCGTTGCCCTGGGTGGCGCCCGCCGCGGCGAGAACCTGGGTCGCGTAGCCGTTGTTCCATGCGTTCGCATCGCTGCCAGTGGGCCCGAGATTGATGCAGCCGCAATTGACCAGATCGCGGATGTCGTTCTGGGCCACGCCGGTGATCAGGCCGAAGGCGTCGGCGGTGTAGACCGTACCGGTGCGGGTGGAGATTTTCTGGCCCGCGATAGCGGCCTCAAGCAGGTAGGTGGTCATGGTAGCGGCTCCTGTGAGCGGGGTTGGACGCGGGCTCGCCGCACTGGCGAGGTCTTAGGGGTCGGGCGTGAACGGTTCGGCGCCCATCGCCCGCATTGTCTCGTCGGAGCGCTGGCGAGCAATCGGGTCAAACGCCGGGTTTTTTTCCGCGAACTGGACGGTCATCGTGTAGAGGCCGAAGTCGTCGCGGCAGGCTTCCTGGCCAATGCTGACCTTGGTGATGCGCGCCGATCGCGCTTCGACCTTGTCCGCAAGGTCGCGCAGTTCGGCGACGAACGCCTCCTCGTTGATGCCGAATGCGAACCGCATGGTCGGCATCCCAGCGCCTGCGGTCTTCACAGGGTCTTTCATTCGCTCGCTTCCTCTGCCTGGGCGCTCACCGAGCAACGGCACGCCGGGTGGGCTGGCTCGGTGTCGTCGCCGCTGCTGAACGGCTCATCCAGCGGGATGTCGCCTTGATCTTCGTTCGCCTCACAGATCGGGCACGCCTCGTCCTCGGCGTCCCATGCCTTGGTCAGCACGAGACCCATGCCTTGCGCTTCCTTCCATCCGGCCATCTTGCCGGCGCCGTTGGCCATCGCGATTTCGGTGAAGGCGATCAGCTGGGCGCGGTCGGCGCCGAACGCGAGACCGTCCTGGATCGACTCCGCAATCTTGGCCGACCCCAAATTGTTCGCCAGGCCGTCGGCGATCAGGTCGCGGACCATGTTGCGCGTCGAGTCGACGATGTTCTTGTCGCCCTGAACGCTCACCAGTTCCCCGGCGCGGCGCTTCGCATAGGCCACGGCCGCTTGGTTGACCTGATCGAGCAGCGCGTCGGTCGATTGGACGCCGACCTGGGCGAACCCGAGTTGGGCGGCGTCGAACGCGACTTCGAACAGGTCATCGAAGGCGATCCCCTCGATATCGTCGAGGCCGCTCAGATCGATCACCTTCGACAGTTGCGCCGCGAGCGCGGCCTGTTTGGCGGCGTCCGGCTCGGCGTCGTCGGCCTTTCCGAACGCGACCAGATGCTTCTCGACCTCGGCCGCCACGGCGTCGCCGGTCTTGGCCAGAACCGGAGCGATGCCCTTGGCCAGCGCGGCGATTGCGCGGCGCGCCTTTGGCCTGGCGACGGTGATATCGCGGTGCGCCTTGGCGATCGACTTGGCCTTGGCGCTCGGCTTCGCGGCTTTGTCCTTCGGCGGGGTCGCCTTGGGGTCCTTCGGATCGAGCGGGTTCTTCGGCCCCGGCAGCGCCAGCATCGGCGCAGGCGGCTCCGGCGGGTCGAGGACGTCGGCGATGGTGGTCGCCCCGGTCCCGGAATAGATCAGCGGCACCTTGCCCAGACCATCCGGCAGCGGGTCGAGGCCATCCTGGTCGCGGGCTTCGTCGATCACCAGCGAGCCGTTGCGCAGTTTCAGGTCCTGAATCTCGGCTTGGACCATCGGGTCGAATTCGCGGTCCTCGCGCCAGACGAACTCAAGATCCGGGCGCCCGAAGTCCTCGGCGATCAGCCGGTCAATCACACGCTTCACATACGCCATGGTGGTGGCGATTCCGCCCTCCTCTGCGACCTGCTGTTGGTTCTCCTGGTTGCCGCGGCTGACCTGTTTGATGAACGGCTGCGGGCTCGTCGAGAAGGCGAAGCAGATCACCCGGGCCAGCCACTCGTCGAACTCGTCCTTGAGCGGCGGCGGCTTGATCGGCTTGAACTCGGTGCCGAACGGAACCCACCAGCCTTTGCGGCGCATCACGACGTTGCCCGACATCAGGCTGTCCCAGTAGCCCTGCCAGGTCATGATCTGGTCCATCTTCCATTCGACGGGCCCGGTGAACAGGCCGTCGGCGAGGTTGCCATCGGTGAAGAACGCCTTCTGGGACTTGAGCCGCTCTATGGCGGTCTCGATGTAGTCCATGATCTGCTCGACCGCAGGATAGCCGAACGGCTGGTCGATCCTGAAGTTCTGCGGGAAGTAGAGCAGCGTCTGGCTCGTGTAGTCGACGGCCGGGATGCCCTTGAGAACCTGCTGGTACGCCGGCGACGGCGCCTGCGGCTTGCGGCCGCTGTTGTCGATTAAAATTCTTATCGTCGCTCCGTCCATGAGTTCGAACGAATAGGGCAACGCGCCCTTGTCGCGCCGGCGATAGATCGAGACGGCGTCGAGCACGAACAACTGGTCGAGCAGCGCGCGCAGCCATTGCGCCCAGTCGTGGTCCTTGTCCGGGTAGCGGAAGAAATCCTCCAGCGTCCCGATCATCGGGTCGGTGGATGCGGCTCGCTTGCCCTGCGCGTTCTCCCTCGGTTTGATGTTCCAGTCGAAGGACTCCATCAGGTCCTTCTGGCGGTTCATCACCGTCTTGAGCAGATCGCAGTTCCTGGCCAGCGCCTTCAGCTTGACGAAGCGCGTCTTCTCGTAGGCGCGCGGCAGGTAGTTGAGGTTATAGGCCTGCGGATAGTCGAACGCGCGGCCCTCGGCCTCCTGGTGTTGCGGCGGCAGCGGCTGCCCTGGCGACATCCACCCGCCGGGGATCACCCCGGCGATGGTGTAGCGGACGGCCTCGACGGCGCGGACGGCGATGTTCGGCGTCGCGGCTTTCACCAGCGCCGGAAGGTTGCCGCTGCCGTCAGCCATCGGTCACCTCGATCCTGATGCACGATGCCCGCTCGAGCGCCGGCACGTCCTCGGCCTTGGCCATGAACACGCGGTCCGACCCGACCGGGTATTTGCTGCCGTTACTGAGTTCGAGCTGCGAGCAGAGCGGGGGCGCCTTCATCGCGACCTTGATCACGACCTCGGGTTCCGGCTTCGGGGCGTGCATGTCGATGAGCGCCTGCGGGACGCCCTTGGCCGCGACGCCGTTCGCCTCGGCGGCCTGTTCGGCCAGCCAGTCGATCCAGCCTTGCCCGTTGTCTTCCAAGAACAGCTCCGTGAAAGCCCAGACCAGGGCGTCGAGCCTGTCCGGTGAATCCGGGCCGGTGTAGCCGGTCGAGGTCATCAGGACCATCTGGTCCTCAAGATCGACGAACGGCTCCAGGTGCGTGATCCGGCCCTGCTCGTAGAGCGCCGAGACCGGCTCGGCCCGCAGGTGCTTGCCGCGGCTGGCGCTGACCAGCGTCACCGGGATGTTCGGCGCCGCCGTTTCGAGGACGAAGCGGACCATGTCCCCGCCGTAGTTCTTTTCGGCCGCGACCCGATCAGCCTTGTGCGTGACGAAGAGGGCGCCGACGCGTTGGCCCCAGCCATCGGGCGACAGCTTCGCGCTGCCGTCCTGCAGCACATAGCCGCGGCCATCGGCCCCGAGCCCGCAGACGACGATGCCCTGGCTGTCCCCGGTCTCACCATCCGAGCCGCTGGGATCGACGCCGATCGTGATCCTGGTCATCTGGGGAATGACCCGACCCTTCTGTCGCGCCTTCTCCAGCATCTCGTAGGTCCACAGCGCGCCTGGCGTGTCGTCGAGCAGTTCGGCGTCGAGTTCCTGCCGGCCAAGCCTTGTCCCGGCATACCTCTTCTGAACCGTCGCCATGAAGCTCGGCGCCAGGTTCGCGGCGTTGTCGATCGTGCGCCCCTCGGTGACGACGCAGTCGGGGTCGGCGACCAGCTGCTTGATCAGCGGCTTCGGCTTTGGCGTCGTTGTGATGCAGATACGCGGGTCGTCGCCCAATCTGAGTCCGAATTGAATTTGGTCCCAGGTCTCCTGGATGTACTTCCAGGCGCCTAATTCGTCGCTCCAGCATGCGTCGTGTTGCGGCCCCCGCAGGCGTTCCGGCTCCTCGGCGCTGTAGAGCGTGGCTAGCGCACCGTTCGGCCAGGTCAGCCGGCGCTTGGACGGTTCGTAGTGCGGCCGGTTCCACGGCGGGCTGATGGCGAGGATTCCTGACTCACCTTCGACCATGACGTCACGGGCGTCGGCAGCGGTTGGGCCAACCAGGGCGATGCGTCGTTTCCCGGCCTCGACCTGCTGGCGGACCCATTCCGCGCCGCTCCGGGTCTTACCGAAGCCGCGGCCCGCCTTGATCAGCCAATACTTCCAGGCCCGATCGGTCGGGGCCAACTGCGCCGGTCTGGCCCAGCGTTCCCATTCGTAGTCGAGGACCAGCAGCTCCTCGGCGTCCATCTCGTCAATGGACTGACGGACCCTCGCCAGTTCCGTTGGTGACAGCAGGTGAAACGACCTCGACCCCGTTGAGGCGGTCGCGGAGTCGCTGGCGGGCGTAGTTGACGTCGACTGATCCACTATGCTCGACCTCGGTCTTGTCCTTCTGGCCTAGGTACTGCTTGCCGAGCCAGATCGCCATCGTGGCGTTCGTCCTCGCCTGCTTGAACTGATCGGAGCGCAGCGAGACGAGGCGCGACTGCTTGCCGTGCTCATAGGCGTCCCGGGCCTCGGGTTCCCGCTTCAGAAACGCGAGGAAGGTGTTCTCGGCGACACCGAGGTGGCCCGCGCTCTCGAGCGTGGTGCATTGCAGGCTGCCGAGCAGACGAATGTTCTTGAGCGTTGCGGCATCGGCCTCAAGCGCATAGGGACGCCCGATCTTGGGTGGTTCCAAATCCTTTAGGTCGTCGTCCACCGCAAAAACTCCTCACTCTGCTGCCATCAACGCGCGGGCGTCCCGGATCCCGGCGAAGGTGCGGCCGTCGCCTTCGAGCGTGGCCGTCTGGCCGGTGAAGTTCTGCCAGCGCTCGACGCAGACGTCGACGTAAGGCGGGTGAAGTTCGATCGCGAGCGCGTGGCGACCCAGCATTTCTGCCGCAATTATCGTGGTGCCCGATCCGGCGAAGGGTTCGTAGACCGCGTCGCCTGGCGCGCTGTTGTTCTCGATCGGTCGGCGCATGCACTCGACCGGCTTCTGAGTGCTGTGGCCGGTCTCGCTGGCGCGGTGCGGTACGCGCCAGATAGTCGTCTGCTTCCGGTCGCCATGCCAGCGCCCAGGCTTTCCTTTGCGCACCGCGTACCAGCACGGTTCGTGGGCGAAGTGGTAGTCGCCGCGACCGATGATCATCCGCTCTTTGTCCCAGATGATCTGTGCGCGCATCTCGAACCCGGCCGCTCGAAGCGAGAGGTCAACATCGGTGGCACGCCGGTCGGCGTGCCAGACGTACGCGACGTCGCCACCGAATAGCGTCCAAGCCTCGCGCCAGTCCGTTCGGTCGTCGTTCTGAACCTTTCCGACGGCCTTCGCGCCTATCGACTTGCGCACTCGACCGGTCTTGAGGCGCTGCAGGCTGCCGTCCTCGGCGATGCCGGTCTCGTTGCGCCAGTTCGCGTCGTAGTTCACGCCATACGGAGGGTCGGTGACCATCAGGTGCGGCTTCGCGCCAGCCAGGACCGCGTCGACCACCTCGGCATCGGTGCAATCGCCGCAGATCAGCCGGTGACTCCCAAGCGCCCAGACATCGCCTGCGCGCGTGGCGGGGATGGCCGGGGGTTCGGGAACGTCGTCCGGGTCGGTCGCGCCGGCGTTCGGCGGATTGAAGATCGCGTCCAGTTCCAGATCATCGAACCCGAGCACGTCGAGGTCGAAGTCGTCGTCGCGCAGCTCGAGCAGTTCCTGCCGCAGCAATTCGTCGTCCCAGCCCGCGTTGAGCGCCAGCTTGTTGTCGGCGATTACGTAGGCGCGCCGCTGCGCCGGGGAGAGGTGGTCGAGGACGATCACCGGGATCTCGGGCAGCTTGAGCGCCAGCGCCGCGGCGAGCCTGGCGTGGCCGGCGATCACCACGTTGTCGGGCCCGATCAGGACCGGGTTTGTAAATCCGAAAGCCTCGATCGACGCGACGACCTGGGCGACCTGAGCCTCGCTGTGCGTGCGGGTGTTGCGCGGATCGGCCGCGAGGTCCTCGGGTCGCCTGGGTTCGATCTGCCTCATGCGATCCTAGCCGCGATCAGGCTGCAGACGGCGAAGATGGCGAGGTACACGCCGAGGCCGAGCCAGATCATGGCGTGATCCCCACATCGAACGGGCTGCTCCCGTCTCCAGGCCAAAACATCAGCGACCAGCACCAGAGGCGGTAGGCTTCTTCGCCGCCAGCGCGGGAGGTGAGGAACTCGCGCTCGCCGAGGAGTTCCTCGTATTCGATAGGCTTTGCGGCCACGCGGGACATCTTGGCCTCGACGATCATCGCCAGTGCCTCCGTTTCGCCCGGTCTCGCCTGCGCCAAGCCGAGAGCCAGTCGGTGATCGCGAGGAAGAGGATGACGGCGCCGATCCCGGCTGCGGCGAGGCCCAGAACTTCCGAGATCATGCCGTGGCTCCGGCAGGGCGCGATTCTCACCGTGGCGATTGATGCGGCCTGTCGCGTACGCGAGTCAAGGGGCTGCGCTGCGGGCGTTCTGAAGCACTCACGATAATTGATGCAGATATTGCTTGACTTAATCCAGGGCGAACCCGTATTCATTGGTCGTCGGCGCACACCGCGCCCCTTTCCAGAGGACCATCCGATGCCCAACGGCAACATGAACGCCAGCCAGATCGTTGCCCTGTTCGAAGACGCAGGCCGTCACCCCAAAGCGCTCGGCTACGAGCTGGCGCGTTGCGCCATGGTCGAATTGGTGACGCTCGCTTATCAACAGTACGCCCCGCAACCGCTGAACAGCGACGTCCCCGATGAATTGGCGTCGATGGCCTATGACGAGATGGAGCGGCGCCAGACGGCTAAGTCCCGGCTGCTGGCGGACAACCCCACACTCGCCATGCGGCTGAGCGTCTGACATGCCCGACCGTTATCCGCTGTCCTGGCCCGCTGGCCGTCCCCGCAAGGAGGGTTGGAAGCGGCGCTACGGCGTCTTCAAGGAGGCTGGCGTGTTGATCGGCATGGCGTCCGCCGCCGACCGGCTGGACGACGAACTGCGCCTGCTTGGCGCGAAGTACGCTCTCCTCTCGACCGACGTCCCGCTCATCATGCGCGGCGGCTTCGGCTCGACCCGAGGCGTCTACGACCCCGGCGCCTGCGTCTACTTCAACCTGAAGGACAAGCGGTTCGCGCTGGCCTGCGACACGTTCACCACCACCCCGCAGAACATCGCCGCGCTGGCCGCCCACGTCCACGCGACTCGGGCGATTGAGCGCCACGGGGTCGCATCTGCCGCCGAGACGTTGGAGGCCTTCGAGGCGCTCCCGCCGCCGAAGCCGCAGGTCCGCGAGCGTCCCTGGTGGGAGGTCCTCGGCCTCGTCCGTGAGCGAGCGACCGCCGAGATCGTCGGGTCGGTCTACCGCGCGATGGCCAAGGAGGCGCACGCCAACGGCTCGCTGGTCGAGTTGAACGTCGCCCGCGACACCGCGCTTGCGGAGTTGGGCGCATGACGTCGCGCCATCCCGACCTCAAGCACCCGATCACCACGGCGCGCGCCCAGCTCGGCGAGATGTGGGGTCTCAAACGGGATCTTCACCGCGCCGAGTTGGGGCGCCTGCTCGGCCTCACAGGGCGCGATCCTGGAGCCGCCGTCAAGGAGTGGGAGGAGTTCCGGGCGCCGGTCAGCGGCCCGGTCTCGCTCTGCATCACGCTGCTGCTGCTGGGCGCGAAGCCGCCCATGCTCATGGAGCAGCTTAAGCCTCAGCGGCGCGGTTAGCGCAGGTCGCGCCTCACGATGGAGTCTGCCTCGGCGCACTCTGCCTCGGTCATCTTGGTCCCGTCGGCTTTCACCCAACCGTTATGGGACGAGAACGGGCTGCGCCGATCGATGCTGTCATAGGCCTCGCGCAGATTGTCGCAGGCTGCCCTGATATGGCCGATCTGGCGCTTCGCATCGATCTCGCCGGTCTGACGCCTGACCACGGCGCGGTAGTCCTTGAGGGCGCCGTCGCCTCGCGTCGCGGCCGGTTCGCAGAGCGCCAGCAGCAGCCGGGCCGATGCCGGGCCCGTCATCATCAGCACCGCCTCGATGCGCTCCAGGGCGAACAGCCGCGCATCGTTGATCCCGGAGCGCTTGTGCGGGGCTGAGACGCAGTCGACCTTCTCGCCGGCCTCACCCGAACCGCCCAGAGCGAACCGTTCGGCGATATCGGCGACCAGCCTGTCGACGCAGGCGACGTGGCTCGGCTCCAGCACCCGACGCTGGACCAGGAGCGCGCACCAATCGAAGCGTCTCGATCTTGGTGCATTGCGCGGAGCTTTGCGGTCGGCCTTGACGCCCTTGTTCGCGACCAGCGACAGCGCCTCGCGGTTGATGCCCCACTTCGCCGGGTTGGCGTCGTTGGCCGCGGCGATGCGTGCGGCTTCGGCCGGATCGGGGATAACCCGCAAGCCACCTCGTTTCGGCATCCGTTTCCCCGGTCGAACTGCGACTGGATGGGCGATGGCGAGCGCGGCCATCAGTGGCCGTCCAGGCTGGCGTAAAGCTGGTCGCGCTTGACCTGGGCGGCGTGCTCGCGCTGCCTGGCGCGGTCGGCTCCGGCGCCGTTGCCGCGGTTGCGATGGCGAATGTCCCAGCGAGGAGCGGTCGCCTGGAAGCCGTGGCGTGCCTCGCCGTGGCGTCTGAACGTGCTGCGTTTCATGGGTGCCTCCGAGTTGCGGATATGGGGGGTATTCGCGGCGCGTCGTCAAGCCTGCGTCGCCTCGCGATCGGTGAAGCGGCGCGTCCGCTGGCTGAAATCGACGGTCACCTCTCCCGGCCGACCGATGATGTCGTGGTACTTAGACTTAGCAACCTGGATGATCGTCGAGTCCTTGCTCTCCCGGTGGACGACGATGCC